GGATTTTAATACAGCGCCGTTCATGTAGCTTTTGTTGCCAGCTGCAGAGGAGTGCGTGAAAGTGATGATTGCCTTTTTGCCAGACTGGTGCACGTCTTCCCGTGCAATCGCATCGAACACCGTAACGCCACTGGCTTTCTTTACTGTGTTGCGGTAGCGATTCACCGCTGTTCCCGTCCGGTCATCAAACAGGTAGATAGCGCCCGCGCCAGACCCAGCGCTATACCCGCAGCCAAGGTAGCCTTGCTGGTTGTCCATGTTGTTCAGGATGGCAAAGATAATGGTTACACCATCTTGATGCAGAAACGCCATTTGGGAAGCCGTGCTGCAAACCATGCTTTGCGCCGAAGCGCTTGCAAGGTCAATCTGCCCAAATATGGCATTGGTTGGTTTGCGGCTATCCGTGCCGTTACCGTTAAAGTTCCGCGCATTGCCGCTCTTGTCTGTCCAAGTCAGAAGACGGTTGCTGCCATCCTTAGAAATGGTAGCCTGATCGCGCGCATCAAGCCACAGCTGCAAGCCGCTTATCTGCAATGGGCTGAAAACCGTGTCTTGAAAAAAAAGCTTCAAAGCTCACTTTCCGCAGTAACGTGGATACTGTGGCCGCCTTGGTCTGTTGCTGATCCTGAGTTAAAAACAACGAAACTGCGGTCGCAAGCTGATGTTGTGGATGCCGTAACATCCGTTCCAGCGCCAATATTGCGCCATGATGTGTTGGCAGCTGATGGGTTATAGGTAGTGAGTGTTGGTGTAGCTCTCATGCAAACAGGGAGATGCACGGTGGCTATCACGGCGTAGTTGGCTGATGTTCCCGATGCCGTAACCTCAATAGCGCCAGAGCGGCCAGCGTTTTGCGCCGGTGTCGTTGCTTGCGGAAAGCTCTTCCAGTAATACCGGCGGCAGGCCTCAAGTTCTGCGCCTGTTGACTTGCATTCGTAATAAGTGGCAACATCGCCCTGCTCAACTTGTACGCCCCAAACGAACAAATCGAACGTGCTGTTTGCTGGCTGTAGAATCAGAGCTAAATAATTATCTTCTGGCGTATTCGTGCCAAGCGTTTTGCCGGAAATGGCGGCCAGAGATATACGATGTTGGAAGCGCTGCCAGCTTGTTGTGACGGTGTTACTCTGCGTCGAGCTATCAACATTCGCAGAGGGGCTTCCGCCTGTGCCGAAGTTTTGACGCAAGAAGCTGCTTACCGCCAGTGTGCCGCTTGCAACCTTGGCATAAAATGAAACCGTAACAACACGGTTAGCAAATGTCCGAACGTCCTCAATGCGCTGTTGTAGCGTTGCGCTTGTTCCGGCAACAGTCTGATTCCATCGCAAACCGAATCTAGGAGAATGCCCATCACCAGGACTATCACCAACCGCAAAAGCCGCGCGAGATACAGTGCCAGTGCCTGCGCCGCGAGCAACGTACCAGCGGTCTGCTGTGTAGCCATCAGATGTAAAGCTTGTGCCGCGCTGCCATATATCAAAGCCGCCGTTAATAATAGCGTTTCGGTGGCTGAATGAGGCGTTGTTGAGGGTGGCGGCTTGCAGATTCCATTTATCGTGGTTGCCATTCACAATCTGCCAATTTGTGCCATCGCTCAACAACTCAACAAATTGGTATTGTTTCGATAGCGTAACAGTTGTCTCACCAGCTATCGTCTCTGTGCTATTAGGGTCAATCGTGACTTGATTGCTATCGTTCGTGGATTTCAAGATAACAACGCGGAAACCCTCACCCAACGTAGCTGCGCTGGTAAGTGTGCAGGTGCGGCTGGCAGCGTTGCAATCAAACGGGACAACGCTCATGTTGTCAGATGAGGCGATGTTATAAGTGCCAGTCTTTGCCGCCTGCACCCAGTCAGTGCTGAGGCGGGTGTATGGTATCCACGCCGTATCAGCGCTATTGCGAACTTTTAATAACCCGTCCGTTGTATCCGCCCACACCATGTTTGCAACGATTGTGGACGGCGCTGATGAACCGCTATTCTGCGTCTGGATAGCCCCTAGAACGTTGTTTAAGTCGTTACGGGTGGCCGGATATGTCTGATTTGATACGTTATAATCATGCTGGCTCATTCTTCGCCCTCAATATTCAAAAAAGTTGCTTTGATAACAAAAGCCTTATCTCTGATTTCGCCGATATTCATAAAAAGGCTTCCAAGGTGCGTGGGTATTACATAGCTTTGGGCGCTATCAAAAGAGGCAGTAGGTTGATAACCTTTGATATTTAGATGAGCTTCAATCATATCACCACCATACCACAATTAGTACCCACGCGCTACCCAGTCAAAAGTCTTGGCAATCCCAGTACCGCCAGCGTTAAAAGTGCGAATCGTAAAGCCCGTAGTGCTCTTGGCGGTAATGGTGTAATAATCGCCCGTTGCCATATCCTGCACCGTTACGCCCAAGGCTGGCTCAGCCTGAAATTCTTTGGTGTATGTGATGGTTGTTCCAGACGCGCTCATAGCAACATCCGCCGCAGATTCTACGCGGTCTGGAACGTCGATATTCACCCGCAGCCGCGTAATATCGATGTTGTAGGTGCTGTTGCTGGATGTCACTTCAATTTTGAACTTGAACGCCCGCGCCGTGTAATCCCCGACGATAAACTGCCGCCATGCGCTCCATGTTGGCGAACCGGCTGGGTCATCATCTGTGGTGGCAATGAATACTTTTACCTCAATGGCGGCGTTTTCCGTGCCGTCAAACAACCCTACACCATCATCAAACAGCCCTTCGCCATCATCAAAAAGTAAAGTTGAGTCGTAAATTAGTTGCTCAATATCAACACTAAGGCGGCTGGTATAAACTTGCCCCACGTCTGTATATGTGTCGAATTCGTAACTTCCGGTCAAAGAATACGTCCCGCCAGCCGCATCAAACAAACCTGTGCCATCATCAAAAAGCCCAACACCATCATCAAAAAGAATTGTGCCGTCCAGAGACAATACGCCTGCGCTGGCGATCATGTTGGTTTTTGTGCCAGAAAACGCGGGGTCTTGAGTGTTGGTAGCAATAGCATTCATTGCCACAACATTTGCCACGTTGGATACAATGGTTGCCGCGTTCACAGATTCACGCCCGTATGCGTCGACGGCTTTAATTAGATACGTTCCGGCAAGCAGCGGAACAACCGCGCTGGTGGCGATTCCAGGAAGCGCTGGGCTTATATCTATAGCCTCACTCCATGTTGCCCCTGATGTTGCGCTGCTATGCCTAACCCGTATCTGCCCTGCCAGCTTGACAGGAATGCTGGTTGATTGATTCCATGACAGATGGGCATTGCCTGCGATATCGTTGAGGCTGAATCCTGTTATATCGTCAGGAGCTGCGGTCAGGCCGAAAACTTGCGCGGTCAATTCTGCCCAATCGCTCTTAGCCCCAACGGAATTAATTGAACGCACGCGGAAATTATAAACGCCAGGCTCCAAATTCAGCACCTGAACTGGTGATTCAGCTGTTGTGCTAATGGATATATAGGAGGTCGCACTATCAAGCTTGTACTGACTTTCGTAGCCCGTGATGAACGCGCTTACCGATGCCGTCCATGACAAATCAAGCGATGCAGCAACGCCGCCTTCAGAATTAAAGGCAATCTGCGTTTCTTCAATCGCCAAATTGGTAGGTGGCTCAACATCAAACGGGTTTGGCAGGTTTGTATCTGGCGCAACATCTAAGTCTTGCCCCTCATCAGATGCCCAGTCGTAAGCATCACTGGCTTCTTCTTGGCACGTCAACACAACGCCGCCCATGTTGGGTTGTAGCTCCCATCGCAGCACGCGGAATGCCTTGGAGCTCCAACCGAGGTAGCTGTTGGTGATGGCTACCATATCACCAGCCTGAAGCTGCAACGCCTTAAAATTGCATGGTACGGTACAGACGATGCCTTGCCGTGATCGGTTTAACAGAATCTTTGCCAGACGCTGCGAGCGCTTTACGTCAATAGAAAACGGTGTTGGAAAATCGCGTATAACCTCTTCACCTGCATCCTGCGCGATATAGGTTGAGTTGGTGATTGCCGGATAATCAGTTGGCTGCCATCCCTTGGACGGCTCTACATAAACGCCCTTGACGGTGTTAAAGCGCTGCGACTTTGGCATTTTGGTTTGAATGCCAATATCACCAGCCAGCCAGCTATTGTCTATCTCAATGGTTGGGGCAGAGTAATCACCGGCAAGGCAAAAATACTTGCCTTCTGAGAAGAAAACGAAACCGGCCATGCTATCCGCAATCAGCCGCATCACCTCCACTGGAAGGCTGGCCGTATCTATCACGCCGTCGAATGTGTACCGTTTTTGCGTTGTGCCTCCCACTGTAACATTTTCGTCACAGATGTTGGCCGCCGCAATAAAGCTGGCTGTGTCTATCTCTGTTGCTGCGTCCGCCCCTAAGCCGTACTGGCTGTTGGTGATGTAGTCATAAAGCACCAGCGCCGAATTGTTTGAATAGGCGGTAGTACCTGATCGCGGGTCATAAAGCTTCTTACCCTGCACCACGCACGAAAGGTTTGGTATGCCGTTCGGGAAAGCAGAACTCACATACTGCAACCGCGCATACATATACGCAATGCCCAACAAGCGGTGGTTGGCAGTCCAAATCCCCGCCGTCTCGTTTATAAGGTTGGTGTCAGCAACCTGTGTTGTTGTGCCAAAATACCCGCGGAGACGCGCCAGATAGAAGAAATAGCTGGCTTCCTTGTTTTGCTTTCGCAAATAAGTATTGGTGGCATATTTATCCACATCAAGCGTGATTGCGACATTGTCAAAATAGAACTGCTCAAACGCATTTATTTCATGCGCCGCCAGCGGCAAAATGAGGTGTATAAACTGGTTCGGAACTTCAGCATCGTAAACAATAGTGTTGCTGTTGGCCTGCTTTGTATTGCCTCCGGTGCGTGTATCCACAAAAGCCAAAGCGCCGGATACGTTGGCGCGGCCATAGATTATCTTGTGCGTCGCTACAGAAGAGCGGTTAATCGTTTTATATCCGTCCGCCGTATTGGCGTAGCTTTGACTATCCCCTGCGCCAGCCCCAAACAGGCTGTTTACACCGTAGGACACTATCCCACCAATAACGCTGGAAGCCGCCGTAGCAAGCAGTGCGCTGCCAAGCAATGTGCCGCCAATCAGCGAGCCTGCCGCCGCACTTGCCGCCGCTCCTGCAACTGCTGCTACAACGGGAGGCATTTAGAGGCATCCCATGCGTAGTGGCACTTCAAAATAGGAATAGCCCTTAACCCCTTTGGCTCTGTCATAAAAAACCCATATCGGCCAGAATCGGCAACACCCAACGCGCCATCATACATTAGCACATTTCCGCGCCCGACATAAGCCAACGGCACTTGCTCAAAAAGCGTATTCATGCGGGATAACAACGAGCCGTCAATCAAAGCGAGAGCCGCCGCTTCGTTGCTGTAAAGCCCGCGATAATCGGCCAGCCAATCAATACCCGTGATGGTTTGCACGCAATCAGCAGTAAAGGTGCAGCAATCAGCAACACCCCATTCAAACGGTTTGCTCCGGTACGATTCGATCACCTCATAAAACGCATTGAAACTCACAGCGCAACCCCCCAGTAAATGGGCTTATCGGTGGCCTGCTCAACAAATTGCAGCCCCTTATCGCCAGCAAAACGCCGCTGCTGCTCTGCATTGTTAAAACGCGCAACACGGCTCCGCTGCCAGTCAGATGTGAGGTTTTCCACAACCACGTCAATCCGTGCAGTCGAACCCATCGTTATGTTTTGCTGGTCGAGCCTGCCCTTAAAGATAACGATAGGGTCAATAATTACGGCATATGACGAATCCAGAAACGCCCTGTAGATGGTACACAGCCGCCCCTGCCAGTCAGTGCCGAGGGCTTGGCTGATAAGGTTTGGGTCAACACCAGAAAGGGCAAGCGTTACGTTGGCCGCCTGCAATTCGTTGTCCTCAGATACGGAGCTAATACCGCCATATTGGCCAACACCAAGGAAGCTCACACCATCATAAACCAGCGTTCCAACGCCAGAGTGCACGGCAATGGTTGCATCATCATATTCAATCTTCACCAAATCAACCGCCCGAATATCGCTTGACTCAATCGCCGCCAATGCCGCCGCCGTTAAACTCCTCATACGTCGATGCGCTCCACGCCCGTGAAGGTGTACTGCTGAAGCTTCTGCGCGTTACTATCCCACACCGCCGCACCACTATCAACCAGCCGCATCCGGCAAACGGGGCTGGTATAGGTGATCACCGCATTATCGGACGGGCTGTTTCGTAACGGCGGCTCGAAAACCAATGTAGCCACACCGCTGCCGTTGCTGGTGATTGATTCAGTTATGCGCTTGAATTCGCCGTTCACACTGAAATAATCGCCGTCCTTGAAAACATTGGAGTTGTTGGCAAATCCATCACATATCAGGCTATTGCCGGTCTGGCTTCCACCCATCACCTGCGGCGCTCCTGATACCGCACCGCGCGCGCCATCGTAATCAGGGTCGTAGGCGTTAAAGTCGTTTACCATGCCGCGAAGCTTCATCAGGAACGACTTAATCTCTTCCGCCGCATCGCTGTTGGCCTTGTAAACAGCCAGCGTATAACTTGCCGTCCATCTTGCGCCCGTGAGCTCAAGAACCTGCTGAGCGTTGGAAAGCGGGCTGGTAAATACTTGGCTATTGTATTCCAGCCCAAAGCGGCTGGATATAATTTTCACGCCAGAAGGTATGCTGTAGGTTGTCATGCGCGAAGCCCCACCGTTTGAGCCGCTGAACCACCGCGGCGAATTGCTGCAAGGGTAGCTTCTTTGGCCTGTGCCATCAATGCCGGAGCCGCCTTAAGAATCTCAGCCCGCGCCACGCCTTCAATGCCCGTCTGGATGTTGAACGATTGATAGATAGTTGGCGATGAACCACCTAAGTTTTTCGTTTGCTGCGCCGTCATGATGCGGCCATCAGACGATGGAACGAACATCTCCTTGCCATGCTCACCCACCATATAAGCACGCCCCGCGCTTACCTGCCCTCCGCCAGCACGGCCAAACAGTCCAGAGAAAATACTGCCAAAATCAAAGCTGCCAAGGATTCCGGTTGCCGCCTCCGCCAGTGGCTCTGTGATGGCCTTCCGCGTGATGATGCGGGCAATGTCCTGATATAGCCCTTGCATAACATCGCGCAGATCGCCGCCCTTGGTTATCGCATCCTCAAAGGCGCTGGTGAAGCTCATGCCAAGCTCACGCATACCTTGCTTTGCGTCTTCAGCCTTCTTCTTGTTGGCTTCAAGGAAATCATTGATATGCGCCATCGGCTCTTCAGCCGTTACCAAGCCATTGCCGAAAGCCTCCGTGGATACCTTCAGGCCGTCCATGGATTCGCGTGCCTCCTGCGCGGCCTTACGCAACGAGCCTTGGCCGCCGGAAATGGAGGTGGATGCTTTTTTGACGGTGGCCACAACCTCTTTAATTTTTGGCGCGGTGTCTGGATTAAAAGGCGTAAAACCGCCACCTATAGGAGCGATAGATTGCTGTAGCCCCTGCGGAAGCGATGATGAAACCGGAAAGGATTGCTGAGCAGGCCGCCCCATCAGGTTGCCAATTTTTTCGCCCGTCCCCAAAGTCTTGAACGGGTCGAAGGCCGCCTTTGCCAGAAAGGCCAGCCCCTGCAACGATTGAGAGAGAACCTGCACCAGTTTAATCAGGCCGTTGATAGCCCCCGTTGTCTCGTTTATATCGGCAACGGCAATCGAGAACGTGTTGGAAAGCTCCTGCATTTGCCTTCCAAGCGTCATAGGTATCTTGGCCGCCGTTGCATCAACCTCAGCCTGCATATCGCGCATGGCCTGCACAACCAAATCACTGGTGAGCTTGCCTTGCTCACCCATCTTGCGAAGCTCACCAACCGGAACCCCAAGGCTTTCTGCCAGTTTAATAGCAAAATAGCTATTCGATTCCATAAGCGCATTAAGCTCTTCGCCGCGCAACACGCCAGCACCCATCGCTTGCCCAAACTGTAGAATGGCACTGTTTGCCTCGGCAGTAGAAGCACCCGCGATGGTCAAGGTCTTGGCGAAAGTTTCAGTGATCCGCAGCAACTCGCCTTGGCTTAGGCCGAGCGTCTGGTTGGCAAGTGAAAACTTGTTGTAGAGTGATGACAAATCAGCAACGGCCTGCCCAGTGCTGTTTGAGATTCTCACCAGAGCATTAAACGCCGCCTCCGCCGCCTGCGCTGAACCTGTGGCAACCTCAAGCCGCGCCTTAAGCAAGGTCATGCTATCGGCAATGCGCGGGATGGAAGCCAACGCGGATGTGGCCATATTTGCCGCCGCAAAGCCAATAGACGCAAACGCACCAGCAGCAATCTTGCCGGTGGTGGTGGCCAGCGAGCCAAAGCCCTTCAGCTTCTGATTGGCTCCATCCATCGCCACGCGCAGGCCAGAAACATCGGCTTGAATCTTAACAACGAGGCTTTCTAAATTGCCAACCATGCTCAACTCTCCAAGCCGTTCAAAGCGATATGCTCTGCCAGAAAATCTGCAACATCATCGCCGGAGTCATCCTTAGACCCCTGCAATATAGCATATATTTTGGTAATTTGGTAATACTCAGCCAGAGTAAGGCCGTAGAAGTCGCACGGCCTCATGTGAAGCGCTGCCACGGCGTATCCCAACATCTCTGTGTAATCTAAAGCAGGCGGATCATCTTCCGCTATGCGGGCTTTTCGCCCTGCTGTTCTGGAAGGAAAAAACTTGTCAGCAAATCCCCAACAAGCTGAAGGTAGTTGATATACCCTTCTTTGTGGATGGCCTCGCAAAACGTATCAAAGGCCAGCTGATCGCGGTAATCGCGCTTTACCATGGAGTGATACAGAATCGATGCCAACGCCTTAAACTTCACGTCTCCGGCAGTAATGCGGTTGGCGATGATCAGAAGACTGGTATCGGTCGCATCTTCAATCTTCATTGCCGCTTGAATGTCCAAGCGAAACTCGCGCTCCATGCCAGCGCATTTATGCGTAATGGTTTTCATTAGGAAACAGTCGAAGATGTGAACGTTACTTCGCCAGCGCTTTCCAGCGTATAGGTGCGGATAGCCTCAGCATTGTAACCGCCAGAAACCGGAGCAGAAGTGATCACAAAAGTGCCGCTGAAATAGCCGCCAGCCGCCGTTGAATCGCCTGGAACCTCAACGCGGTAGGTGTGGTGGGTCATGGCTAGAGCGCGGTCTTGCATCAGCTTATCAAGCGTAGAATCGTTGTGAACAACCTCAACCTCAAGGGTCACAGACTGAACGCCGCCCTTTTCCAGCAGCTCACGGTATGCCTTGCCGCTGCTCACCGATGTTTTGTTGGTGATGTCCACCGTTTCGTTGTTGATAGTGATGGAATCGCTGCGAGCCGCGCCCACTACGGCATAAGTAGTGCCGGTTGTGTTTTGCTTCACCACAAGAAGCCGTCCAGTTTTTGCAGCCATCAGCCTTACCCCTGCACCAGAATTTGAAAACGCATTACGCCATGATAGTACTTATCACCACCATCGTGGCTGGATTCTAACATAACTGTCTGAAAAACGCAAAGGCACTGCACAACAGTAAATCCTGTTGTGGTCAGATTCGCTTCCATCCGATGTAAACGCTGATAAACCTTATCCATGATGGTTTTGACGCTCTTTGCACCAGCCGCCCGCGCCCATACATGAATGGTTGCATCTACCTCATTGCCTGTGGTCGGCTTAGTGTCATACTCTATCGCGCTATCTAGGCCAATGCGGATATAGGGATAACTGGCATTTTGCGGCACGAAATCATATACCGACGCGCCAAGGCCAGAGATAGCACCTATGCTATCGTACAGCCCTTTCTGCACTGCGTTTAGGGCGCTACTTGGCATTTTTAATCCCCAAGGCTACTGCTTTCTTGATTTTCTGATAATTCTTTTCCCGCGTCTGTTTTCCAGCAGGCGCAACAAATGGGCGCTCATCCATGCGAGACGTTCCGAACTCAAGATAGGCCGCGTATTCCACCATCGGACGCTTGATGCCTATCTCAGTCTCAAGCTTTTCCAAGTCAGGAAAAACGCCAATGCTACCAGCCAACCGCCCCGTATCGTTGGCCGGAGCCTCACCAGCAGCAGACGCTCTATGCGATACGGAACGGCGCTTGTACACCTTGCCGCTTTTCGGCTGGCTGGTGATGCTGCGAACCATGACGGACTTAACATCGTTGCCTATGCTCACCAGTGCCGCCCTAAGGTATTGCTTAAGGCTTTTTTCCAGCCCTGCAAAACCAGCCGTGAGCTCTTCCAACCCTTCAACCTTGATCGTTTCGGTCATGTAGCCACGCCCTCCACCGCATCAATTTCTAGCCAGACGTTTTTTTCTTCAAGGTTGTTTACCCTAGTGATGTTAAACGTGCGGGAGCCAAACAAAACCCTATGCTTCGTGGTGATGCCAGAAACATAACGCACCATAAAGCGATGAGTTGCCGGTGACTCCATCTGCTGGCCATAGAATGCCTCACGTTGGCTTAATTGCTTGATGGATGCCCACAAAGTGTAAAGGTCAGCCCATGCATCCGTGTATCCGCCCTGAGAATCGGTGCTTTGCGTGAGCACCTGTACCTTGATGCGGTTGCTCAGCATCCCAACCTTTTCAGCACTGCAAGATGTTTTACACGCCATTGGTAGCCAGCTGATCCATGATGCGATACGGGGTCAATATGGCACGCGCTCCATCTGGCATGGCGCACCCTCCGCGCCCGTCATACATGGCGGCAACGTGCATCTTGATAGCGGTTTTAATGCTGGATGGAACGGCAGAGGCCGCGCCATATCCGGCAACGTAGGTGATAACAATGGCCGCCGTATCCCGAAGATTGGCAGGCCATGACTGGCCTTCTTTAAGGTAAACCCTGCCGCCAGCCGTATCCGTGCCGTAAACATTTGTCGAAAGTGTCGATGATGTGCCATCAGAAGCGTAGGTCACGATAGAGCTGACCGAAGCAAGCGGTTGGCGCGGGAGGTAGATAAAATCAGCACTGTTTACCACCGCGCTGATAGGCAATTCAAAAAACCCATCAACATCATAACCAGAGGTGCAACGAATGGGGAAGCGGTCAAGCCACAGCTTAAGTGTTTGAGTGATGAACGCCCGCCGCGTATATGCCTCAGCAGCTTCACGCGCTGCCACAATTAAATCGGTGATCAGCGTGTTGTCATCCGAAGTATCAACACGCAGAAACGCCTTGGCCTCATCAAGCGTTACCGGCTCACTGGCGGGGGCAGTGTCAACTATTGGCGTGATGAGGTTTGAGCGCATCAAACAGGCCGCATGATGAGTGTGAAGGCACGGTCAGCTCCCTCTGAGGAGCCGGAAACCAGCTTGATAGATTCAACGCCAGCCGTAATCTGCGGGTTGAGATATATCATCTTGGACGCGCCGTAAGTCACCGTTACGTTGGTGTTATTGCTATCCGCAATGGTGTAGAAATTCGTGCCATCAACGCTCGCTTGCAGCGTCAATGACGTCCCAGTCATAGCCGCCGGAAGGATGATACCAACAACGGCGAGGCCATTAACCTCAATCGCCGCGCTTGTTGTTTGCCCGCTTGCTATCGTTGCGCTTGCTGCTACCAGCCTCGAATTGTACGTCTGCGCCGTTGTCAGTGCCATGTTGCTTCACCTCTTCTACCGCTTCAACTTCCAAGACGGCCAAGCCGCCATTTACAAAAATACGCCCCAAGTCATCGCCCAAGGTGTACAACTCGCCCGCATGGTAAGTGAGGACGGTCAACCCATCCTCACTCCCCTTGGAGGTGCGAAGCATCCGCACCTTCATGTTAGGCTACCGGAGCAGAGTACGGGCGCATTTTAAGCGCCGTCACAGCAACCGGAGTGCCGGTTGTATGCGTGCCGGTGTAGTTGATGACAACCTGCGTAAAACGCTTCGTGCCATAGTAGCTGGTTTTATATGCCTGATCATCATCAGCCGCACCATCAACCAAAGCAAACACGCCATCAGAAGCGCCGGATACTTGGCCGGTGTGGTCTGTGGTGGCGGTAAAGTTTTGCGTTGAAGAGTCCGAGTGATAAAGAACGGCCTCAATTTTAACTGCCGTGGTCAAAGCAGCTGAATCGCCAGAAACGCCAAAATGGGCAATGTGCGCGATTTCGTCAAAGCCCTGCGCGTCAACAGCAGAGCCAGTAGCGTCAGCCGTGCGAACTGCCGCCGTAAGGGCGTTCACAAGGCCGGTATTCTGATTGAAAGAGGTGCGTGTAGCCATGGTCTAAACTCCTATGAATTAGAAAGGGGCGGCAGAACCGCCCCAAATGATGCACTAGGTGGAGATTTTCTGAATCTTGATAGCTTCAAAATTCTTCACTGCCCCGCCCACGCGCTTCGTGGCGTAGAATTGGATGTTTGGCTTGGAGCTGTACGGATCGCGCAGCATACGCATGCCGATGCGGTCAACGATTTGGTAGCCCATGTTGAAATTACCGAAAGCAGCGGCCAAAGCGTTTGCGGCAACATCCGGAACAGCCTCAGCCTCAACTACAGGGTAGCCAAGCAGCAAGGAAGGTTGGCCAGCTTGCAGTGATGGCTGCCAGAAGTATTGACCATCAACAGCGCTTTTCAGCTTGCGAACACCACTCAATGAAGCGCGGCTCATCATGAATGCTGCACCAGCTCGGTATTTAGCCTTGAGAGCATAAACCAAGCCAATCAAACCATCCACGGTGAAAGCGGATGCGCTGCCGGATACTACTTGTTCGATTTTATCGAACTCGTAAACACCAGCCGAAGCCCAAGCGCTGTAGGTCAGCAAGCCACGTGGCTTGGCAACACCGTCACCGTTAATGAATGCATCACCTTCTTCTTCTGCGAATTCCTGAGAAACCTGATCAAGAATCAGAGATTCAAGGTTTACAGCCGCATCATCCAGCACCTTCTGCGTTGCGTAGGCGTTGGCGTAGATTTCATGAACAGGGATAGAAATCTGCTTGAAAGCTACGTTGGTTGTTTCCGTGCGGCTTGCAGTTTCGCCAACCCATCCGGATGCAAGGCTGTTGTCATAGCTCACTACTTCGTAACGGTCGCCCGATATGGAAACTACGTTGGCATATTGCCGAACTGGTGAAATTTCACGGGCCACACCCTCGAAAATACCGCCAAATTCAGGCAATGCCAGATAGCCGCCGGAGCCATCCACGTTTACAGAAAGGCCTTTCTGGTCAAGGCTTTTCTGTACAAAGCCATCAAGGGAAATGCGCTCAGCGGAGTTGCTGCGTGCGAATTTGTGGAATCCATCAGAAAACGCGCCTTTAACGGCCTTCTGGTTGTCTTCTTCCGTAGCGATTTTAGGACGTGCAATGGCTTTAGCTAGGTCAGCAAGCTTCAGCTCTGCCGCATCAATTGCGCCATTCAGCTTTGCCAGCTTCTCTTCAGAAACAACATCGCGCTTGGCAAGGTTTTCGTCATTGGTACGCTTGAACTCTTCAAACGCACGGTGCAACCCGTCAAGGGTGCTTTTGATTTCTTCCGTCATGGGTTAAGCTCCTGATAAGGTTTAATAAACCAGCAAGCCCTTTAACAAGCTCGCCGCTTTTCGCCTCATCCTGAGCATCCCGCTCATTCAGATTAATGGCGTCTTCTTCATTTTCAAGGTCAGCATCCCGCGCAACCTTAAAACCTTGTGCCGTGATGGCCTTGGCCATGCCCCTCGAAAAACCAGCCTCACGCAAAAACTTTTCAAACTCGCGCTCCGTCTGCGGGGCGCTTTTAATGCGGGTGATCTCTGCCCGCTCATTCGCCGGAAACGTCACCAAGGAAACCTCTTTCAGGTCAATATCCTCAAGAAACCGCGTTCCCTTCTTGTCATCAAACGAGTATTTATTGACGCGAAAGCCTATGCTCATCTGCCGCACGGCTTTAATGCGTAGGTACTCCCGCGCCTCACGGCCAGCCTGTGTGTCTGCAAACGCGCCACGAACCAGCAGGCCTTTTTCATCTTCTACCATTTCCGTAATAACGCCAACAGGCTGGCGCACGTCATGTTGCCACAGCAACGGCATTGCCCCAACCTTCTTAAAATCCTTGATGGTTGCCTTGTAAGCACCAGAAACCACCACATCGTTGTGGTAATCCAGATTGCCAAATGTGGAGGCATAACCTTCAAACGCGCCAAAACCAGCCGCATCATCGGCTTTACATTCAAGCTGGCTTTCAAAATAAAGGCGCTCTAATTCCATAAAAACTCCTTGCGCCTTGAAGTATAGCGCATTTATTCCAAATCGTCAAAGTTGTCCGAATAAGTCAAAACACAACGGCAATTTATTACATTGGAAGCGCCACCAGCCGGATCGCCTGGCCTGTCCATGGCGCGACCATCAACCATAAACTTTTCATCCATGGCAATGGTGGTGTTGTCAACTGAGGCATGGGAGCGGCGCACTCGCTTATCGAGTGTGGCGTTCCACGTCTTCCGCATCACCAGCCCCGTTAAGGCCTGATAATCAGCCGCCGTCTCGCGCGAAGCATACATGGCCGCGCCGTGAACTTCGGTGCGGGCAATCACAATGGCACGCTCACGGGATATTTTGGCGTAATCGCGCAGAGCTGTTCCGATTTTGTACGTTCCCTGCCCCTGTTCAACCGCATCAATCAGTATCCGCTGAGCGTCATCAATGATGGTTTGTGTGATGTTGGCCGCCTGTGTCAGGCCATTCTGCAACAGCCACTTATCCACAAGCGATTGCCAGAAGCCAGCGTTTCGCTTCTGCTCATATATCTGGCCGCCCTTTACGCCATCCACCACAATCCGGCCAAATACGGGAATCACCCGCTCATAGAGGTCTTTTAATATTTGCCCGTTGATTTCCCGCGCCCATCGTTCCGCCGCAATCAGGTCAGCGCGTCTTTCAGCAACACCCTTCCGCACCATGAGGAGGCGGCGCATGTACAACAACTCAAACCGCGCCAGAGCGCCGAACTGATCTGCTGCTTGCTTGTCACCTGATTTCATGAGATGCCTTAACTGCTGCCAAAGCGTCTTCCGCCTTCATCCCAGCATCCATCAGACTTTTAATGGCCGCGCATGTGTCGCTTTCAAGCGCCATGGTAAGGGGAAGCTCGCTGGCGGAAACCATTACGTTATCGCCGACATCAATCGGCTCAAAACCAACCATGGCGCGCTTTTCGTTAATAGTCAGAAACGATGCTTTTTGGAGCCTCTCAAACGCCTCATAGCGCCTATTTTCCAGCGCTGGCACGGAATCGCGATCATAGGCAATTTTCACGCCGTAGCCATAAAACTGCACAAACCAGCGGTTAATTGCATCCAAAAACTTATCAAGGACGGGCAAAACCGTATCTTCCCACAAAGCAAGCCGCGCCTCTGAGTAGTTGGCGTAGGTATTATCACCGGCCAGCCCAAGCAGCAGCGGCGGAAACCCAAACGCTTGGCAAATTTCACGGGCAACGTCTTGCTTGTTCTTGATGTAGTCCAATTCAGCCGGTGACATGCTCATCTGCTGCCACTTCATCCCGCCTTCAAGCAACATGGGGCGGCCTGCGTTGTTGCTGCCTGACCATTGGTCATCCACCATGGATTTAACGCGATTCATCTGATCATCGGTCAGATTGCCTTCAATCTGTAACGCGCCCGATGGCTTGGCGTTGTTTTGCAATGTACTTTTGTTCCAGCGCGATACCTCGTTGTGAATGTCGATGGAATATCCAGCCGAAAACATTGGCGATAACCCATACTGGCCGCCGTCGATGGATGGCCTGCGCCAATGAAAAACATCAGAAGCGCCGGAAATCTGATCAACAGGGAAATTCTTTTCACCACCGGCAGAGCGATATTTGTAATAGGCCGGTAAGCCTGATTCGCCGCTGTAAATGCTCATATTGGCGGGGCAAAGCGTCCATAACTCAAGCGGTTTTGCCGCACCTTCATCGCGCACGGCATAGGCGTTTCCGGAAATTAGCCAGTAAGTCACAAGCTGTTCTATAAAATCGCTCTGGCTTTGGCCTTTGTTGGGGTCGTTCAAAAGCTTCATGCCAGCAAACGCGGAAACCTCTTTTCCGCCAGCATCTACCGCATACAGCGGAACGCTAGCCGCTGATGCTGCAATGGCTGATATGCAGCGAAAAGCAATGACGTTGCGAGCATAAAAATCAACGCTCCACCGGCTATAGTTGTGAGCCGTCCAATTTGCGGCTGGCAGGCCGTTTATCTGCAACGAAGCGACAGGGTTTGCTTTCTTGCCAAATCCGAAAAAACGCATGCTGTAACCCATCTGTTAGCGGCCAGATGGCATATTAGCGGAAAAAGCAATAAAAATCCACACTAGGCCAATACGCTAACCTTAAAGCGCCTCATAAGCTCTTTCTTGGGCGGTCTGGCTGGCTTTCTGGCATATAGCTTTGCATGCCCATAGCTCACGATGTTTCGTTCATATGGCAAACGCTTCAGCATGGCTTCAGGGTCACTGTACAGCGGATGCGCCTCATCAAGCTTCAAAACAACCTCTTCCACGTCCCAATCGCCTCGGTAGCCATAATCAGCCCGCCAGTATGCTGGCTGGCCAAAGTACATAAACGAGTTTTCAAAGATTCGCCGAACGTGCGTAGGGTCTTCGTCTGCATCGTTGGAAGAGCCGTAGGGAAAATCCACAACAAGCAAACACCCGTCTTTGGCAATTCGCCAAAGCTCCTGCATCATCGGGAGTGGTTTGTTGATGTGTTCTAAAACGTGACTCATCCACATTTCTTCAAACGTATCATCCGCAAAATCCGTTGGCTGGCCTGATTCTAGGTCGTAGTGATAATCGGCCTTATCGTTCCACGCGCCATCCAGATTTACCCAACCTTCCATCGGGTTTCTGCCGCAGCCTATGTTGAGCTTTCTCAAGAGCGCCATCAGTAACGCACCAGCGGAGAGAGGGGAACGCCGCTTTTGTAATGCTCGCAGATATTGCCAAGGTCAGCCCATATGGTGAAGCCAGCCGCCCGCACCTTATCGCAAAAATTGTAATCCTCGCCTTGCCGCGTCGAGCCATCTGCACGCTTCAGGAACTCAAAGCAAGGCTGCGAGATGGCCTCCAACACGTCGCGGCGAATCAAGACGCATCCAGTGCCGATGCGGTCAATCTGCACGATTGGGGCGCGATGTGAGCCGTCCTCCATGTTAATTTTGACGTGGTTTATTTTCGGGTCAAACCAGTCTGCGCGGTTAAATATGCGCGTCAATGGCAGGCCGTATTCGTCAACCTCAGTGGAGTTGATGTAGCCGAAGTTCCACTCCACCATGCGGCGGTTGCTTTGGTAGATGGGGGTGGGAAAGCCAATCATCGGCAAATCAGCCTCTGCCGCAATGGCTACAACGTCAAGAATGGTTGGCTTTGGCAAAACGTCTGAATCCATCATCAGCAGCCATTGGCAATCCGTGTCAAGAAACTGATTGACGATGATGTTCCGGCAAACATCAACAGGGCAGGCGCGGACGTTGCGCCAGTCAATGGCAAGTTGCTGGCCGTAGCGGGTGATCCATTCGGGAATCAAAAGCCGATGCTCAGCAATGCACTCGTGCATGTTGGGCATGGCAATCATCAGGCGGATTTTTTCTGTCATAAAATACCGAATGAACTGAACGCCATTTTAAGAAGCATCCCAAATGCAATCCAAAAAGCGGCAAATCCAAAAACAAAAAAAATAGCAATATACGCTGGAATTATATAATTCAAAAATTCATCAATCCGTTGAGTAATTTTTTTCATATCTATTCTATTTTTCATTTATTATTAAATAAGCAAAAAGCATAATTGCCACAATTATGGAATAAAATAAAAAACTATGCTCCATCACACAACCTTTTTTATAATTATGCACATAATTATAATTGCCGCAAGCGTGGCATGGCGCTCTTGGTCATTTTGATGTGCGGCTCCATAGCGTACCTCACCGCGTCCCATATGTGGTCGTTGCCATCTACCAGAACGGGCAGAACATCGTTTGACACGCGGTCTACCTTGTAGCTCCACATGCGCGCCTCTTGGATGGCGTTGCGGCATCGCGGATGAATAACTATTTCCCGCCGCGATATAAGCCAGTTGATGCCGTCCTCTACGCTGCCAGTGCCTTTTTCCGCGCCTATGACGCGCATCCCGCATTTATTCAGGAAAGCAATGGTTTCTGGCCGTGACGAATCAGCGCGGATAGTGTGTGCTACGGCTCCTGGCACAATTGCATAGAGTTGAGCAAGCTCATCCGTGCCGATGCCGTGTGCGTGAACTTCATGCTCAATGTATAGGCCACCATCTGGTGAATACCAGCACTTAACCAGCGTGCTTGGATCTTTGGCAAAGCCAAAATCTGCGCCGTAGTGTGGTGTCCAATCGCTCTTAGGCTCGAACTCTTCCACACGCCACCTGCCATTAAGAACAGCCGCTTCATTCTTGCGCCATGGCTCACCGCCCCATATGTGCGCGTATCCATCTGGATTGCTTATCCTCATGGCCTCCGCTTCTGCCAGCAGCGCTGAAGGTAGCCACGGGTTATCCATGTAGCCAACCTTCCTCACAATCGAATCTGGCGGCGGATTCAAAATAAAGCGGCGGTAGGTTGCATCTGTTTCAAGGGCAGGGTTGAAGCTCACCCATATTTCGCTACCCGTTTTCCTGATGGTAGGTGTTAAGGCGCTCCAACTGTTTTCAGATATCTTCTCAGCTTCCTCAATCCAGCAAACATCCACACCCTCAAGGCTCTTCAGGCTATGCGCGTTTTGCCGAAGCCCTTTGAAGATAAACAGGCTACCGTTTGCTCCCCTGATTTCCGTTTCCAGAATCGTAAAGCTGCGCTCAAGCCCAAGAATGTGTATCTGGTCGCTCAACAGGCGGTGAACTGAATCGGCAATGCTGGCCTGAAATTCGCGGGCGCATAGCACCCTTATGGGCGCTCCCATGGCTTTGGCTATCAGCGCCCTTGCAAAGCTCCATGAACGGCCAGCACCACGCCCGCCGTAATAAACCTTATACCTCGCCGCCTGCTGTATGAGCGGCAGGAATGGCTCTGCTATTTCAATCTTGATCTGGTTTTGCCGCACAAACTGGCGCAATTATTATTTGTGAAACAATCGGGTTAAGGTCGTCACCTAAATGAGTTATTTTTTCGCCATATTTCTTTGGCTTCATTTTACCCATGAGCCATTTTCGCGTTTCAATTCTAACGCGTGATCTGGCTATGGCTTCTTCGTTTAAGGCAATATACGTCCCACCACCCCTAGCGTATTCGCGCTCAACCCAATCATTCCTGCCATCGTCGGCAATTTCCAGCAATTCTTCTGCAAAAAAATCGGCCTGTGCTTCCTTTGCGCGCGCGTATTTATCTAAAAAGTCAGGGTGTTTTTTTAGCCAATTATAAACAGTTGCATGGCATGGCATGTGCTCTAGTAAACATATTTGTCGCACAGATTCTCCCAATGAGATCCTTTCGCAAATCTCATTAGCGATGTCATCGGTGTATGTTGAGTCTCTGCCGCCACTCATTGCGCGCCTTTTTGTAAGCGCGGGGGGAAGAACGAACAAGAACCCGCGCTTGTTTTCATTATACCAATAAACGCTGGTTTGTAAAGCTCAACTCATTGCTTGGGTGGTTGATACCTTGCCACCAGCCACCCCATCCATGCCATCACCAACCACCACCCACCTGAGAAACGTGTAGAGAAACGTGTAAACGTGTAAACACGTTTCGCTATCGCAACTAAACACTGTTAAGCTCTTATATATATTATTTTTTTTTTTTTT